TAGTTAAAGTAGGAGCTGTTAAAGTTTTATTGGTAAGAGTTTGTGAGCCAGTAAGAGTTACTACTGTAGAATCAATAGCTATATCATTTGCATTAGCAGTAATACCTGTACCACCAACTACATTTAAAGTTATCTCTCCTGCAAACCCACCACCAGTAAGACCAGCTCCTGCTATAATTTCACGAATAACTCCAGCTTCTACTTCTTCTGTGGATAACTTAGGTATTGCTTCAGCAAACTCAGATTGGTATACTACACCATTTCTTTTTTCTTGTTTGATTAGTTTGCCGTCTTCAAGAAAAGATATTGTTTCTCCTTCTCTGACACTATTTATTGATGGTCTTTGTCTAAAGAAAGAGTCAATATAATTGACTTTATGTTCACCAGATTTTGGCATTATGACGCTCTCTTATATTTCGCTCTGTATTCTATTGTAATATCACTTATCTCTACTTTACCATCGGTAGTAAATTCTAATGCTATAGACTCACAATCTGCATCAACTGTAAAAGCATTTACCTCATATTGATTGCTATTTATGGTTGCATTTGCTGAGTTTCCAAAAGAGGTACTTCCATCAGTTGCATATTTCATTGTTAACACCGTACCCGCTGTTGCATCTCTAGCTGTTACATAAACTTTATATACCTTTTTGATTTTTCCAGGTGCACCAAAGTCTATATCTTTTGTTTGTAATGTTAAATTCTTTCCACCTATGTCTAGCAAACTATATTTTTTGACTGTAATATTTTCAGCTGTACCAGTTCCTGAATTTTCTTCAAACTCATATGCATATATACCGTCAGGCAAATGAACGAAATTAGATTGAGCTGGTGAATCTGCTACGCTTCTAGTTACTATACTCCAAGCTTGTTTAGCAAAGTCATAAACATATACTTTATTGTCACCGTTTTCTAATAAATTTACAGCTACATATAGTTGTTTGTATTTTTGGTCAAATGCCAAAGACATATTAGATGTAAAGTCAGTAGACCAAGTGTCATCTGATATATTCTCTGTTAATTCTTTTGGTATAGATGTTCCATCAAATATAAATACTCCTTCTTCATTAGCCCAACAAAGACCAAAAGGTGTTTTACATAATGCTTCTTTTTTAGTACATCCATGTCCATCATATTCTGCTTCTAAGTACCAACCAGCATCTGATGAAGAAGATACGTTTATTACATATATTTTAGATTGTTTAAAAGCAATAATTCTATTACCTAAAGATTCTACTGCAACAAAAGAGTCTCCGTCGTTAATACCTATATCAAGAAAGTATGAATCAGGAAAAGTGTTAAATCTGTTTACTGGGGTATAATAAATTCTGTCATCAAAAGTTTTATCTTCTTTGGATACATTACATACCCAAGCTCTTCTTTGTGCAACACAAGCACTTTTATATGCATCTATATCTACACTTTCTTCTGTGTGTGAATATCCATTAATACTATCATAGGTATCTAAGGCTGGAGATTCTATTACTAAAGATGTTACCTCTTTTGTCCCAGAGCTTCTGTATGTTCCAGAGCCACCCCAAGAACTGTAATCATCAAATAAATTTTTTCTTACACCTCTTTCATAATCTACATCTAAAAATAAACTCCATCTTTCGTTCTTGTCTTTTCTTCTAGTGTATATTCTAAATCCTTTTTCCTTTTCTCTAAATGCACTAGCTACATTTATTTTAACACCAACTCCTGTAAAAAAGTGACCAGTAGACAAACTTGCAGCGCTAGGTGCGCTTGTCCATACGTGAGGCAAGCTTTCATCTTCAGTTAAGTCGACGTAAGTGTAAGACCATTCATAATCTCCTGCTTCAAATCCACCGCCTCCAGAACTAGATTCTATTTGGTAAATCATTTCAAATTCACCAGCTACATTTAAAGAAACTGAGTTAGTTCCAAAAGAGCTAGCAGACTGTATGTTTGCATTAGCGTCGCTTGTAGCTCCTACTGCCGCTCCTTGAACCCAAGAAAATGTACTAACTCCAAATCTGCTTGTATCTACAAATCTTATTGCAGTTCTTACTGGGAAAGCAATATCTCCTGTTTTACCAACATGGCTTTCATCAGATATATACAAAGTTCCATCTATGTAATAAAAAACAGGTTTTGCAATACCAGATATACTATTATTAGTGCTTCTAGATAAATTTCCAGTAGTATTAAAACTCCTTGAAAGAAAACGTATATTATACGCTCCAGTTGAACCTTCGTGCAAAGTTATAACTTCCTTAGGACTTCCCTGGAAGTTTCCTCTGCTATAAGCTCCGTCACCAGGATTTGGGGCTGATGATATATCATATTGAGAGTTAAATGCAAAAGCAGTGTTGACAAACTCGCTTACTTCTATATCGCTAGCTGTTCCTTTAGATGTAGGAGCAACTGATGTATAAACTACACCAGAATTTAACAATACAGCATTGCTAGCTGATTGAACTTGATTGAACGCAATATCCCTAGGAGAGGACTTGGTATTAAGTCCTCCGCTAAAGTCATTTAATGTTAACATTTGTTTAGGCACTTAGCACCCGCATCCGCATTCACAGTTCATATATCTCTCCTATTTTTTGTTTAGAGTTTTTTTCACTTCTGCCCACAACTTGTCATCTAATTTGTTAGATGATTTAGCTACAAGCCAATCTCCTAGGTGCATAATGATAGCTTTGATAAGCTTCTCTGTACCTAAACTTGTAAGAACTTTACCTAATATTGGTCCCATGATTCCTCCTATTAATTAGCATTTCCATCTTCTACGTGCTTGTCTTATTCTAGAATTAGGATTATTCCTAGTCTTAGCAGAACTTCTTTTCAGTTGTCCTAAAGACCTTGCACAGTAAGACTTTCTTCTTTTAGCTGCTTTGCTACCTTTCTTTACTTTACCAGTAACAGCAGTTTTTAATTTACTCCCAGGATTAGCTCTTCTATAAGCTTTAACGCCTTTCTTTGTCATTCCAGCACCTTTTTTCGTAGGCCTGTAATTAGCGTTCTTACCCTTGGTGGTTCTTCTTATAGATTTAGTTTTTCTTTTTGCTGGCATTTTTCATTTTACCTTTACCATTGCCTTGCTTCATAGCTCTTAGAGCTGCAAAGTCAGCACCAGTAATTTTACCAAAAGGTTTGGCTACATCTATATTCTTCATTTTTCCTTTTAATCCTGGCATTATTGAATCTCCTTCTTAATCTTTTCAAAAACTTCTCTTTCATCAAATCTCATACTGATACCAGGTTCATATCTCATAACCTCTTTACCTTCTTTGAGAATGATAATAGTAGGGACAACCTTGATGTTCCATTCTTTTTGAATTACTGCACCAACAGTTTTATTATTTAAGTCTATCTCTCCTACGTAACAAAGCTTTGCTAGTTTTTCTACCTTAACTCTGTTTGCGTGATTCCAAGATGCATTTACCTGTACTACTGCACATTTTTGTACATTCAGCCCTTGTATTGATGAAAAGCTATCTAAGTTGACTGATTGTGAGTGCAGCCAAGATAGCGATGAGAAGAGCGTTAATACCAAGTATGATATAAATTTGTTGTTCATCCGTAAACCTCATTAGTTCTTATTCATGTCAAGTAAAGTTTCTTGAATCATTCTAGTATCATCTTTTACAGAGTCTACTTTATCTTCAAGTTTGTCTACTTTTTCTTCTGTATTTAATATTGAATCACGTATCATTTGGTCTTTTAAATCATATTCCATACGTGAAACCTCTGGTTCTGGTAGTTCTTTAGCAAGTTCTATTTCTGCTTGCAAGGAATACCACATACCAATAATCATGCCTACAGTGACTAGTATGCTAATAGCTGTCTCTATAGATAATGTAAATTTAGTTTCTTTTCCTACTTCCATCGTTGCCCCTTTATCTCATGTCTGCTGGAACTACAGCTCTAGTTCCGCCTATTTTATCGTTTTTCTTCATACCGTATCTACGTACAGCTTCTTTATAACTAGCCATACATTGTTGTGCAGACGCCATTCTAATTTGAGCAAGACCTGGGTCTGTTGCTCTAGAAGCTGCGTCCATCAAAGCTTTTGATTTTACATAATCTATTAATGCTGGTTGTAAAACATTGTCTATATCTATTGTGCCAGTAATGCTTGTAAGTTTATCTGGTTCTGAATAATAAGAAACAACAAGACCGTCAATCATTTGGTCTCCAGTAGAGCCAAGCTGTACTGCTTTTAATCTACCTTTATCAGTTTCTGTTGTGCTTCCATCTCCTTCTGTGGTAGCAATAGCTAATCTATCGCCTTCTACCCACCATACAAAAGTTTTGCTAGGGTCTTTATATGAACTACTTACAAAAGCCATTATATCTCCGTCCAGTTTGTATTAGCTGCTGTACTTGTTTCACTGTAGAATTGTTTTATCTCTCCATTTGTCAATCTAGGAATCTTTATATATTCTCCATCTGAATTAAGTATTGTACATCTAAATAACTTGTTAACAGTTATTGATTCATCATCATCTAATGCATACCATAGTTGGTCATGCACTAAGTTTGTTTTTGCATTTTCTATTTGATTGGTATATCTACCCATGTCAATTAATGCTTCGTTGATTAAGTTTAGTACATAGTTCTCTGATATACCAGGAACTGCTTGCAGTACTCTACTATAAATTTCTTTTGCTGTAAATTCTATCGCAGCCATTATAATACTCCTTGAAGGGTTTGTATTTGTTCTTTATATCTTGCATCTATTGCAGCATATTGTTTTTCATACCAGCTATATTTTGCTATATCTTTTTGTAAATTAGAATTATATTCTTGAATTTCGTCGTTTACCTGAGCAGCATACTTTGATATTTCAGCAGAAAATTTGTTAAGAATATCATCGTTATTTTGTATAGCTGCTGCCATTGTTTGTGCTGCATTTTGCAATGCTAACGCCTGGTCAGCTGCTTTGTTAGCTAAGTCAACTTGAGTTGCTTGTTGTGCTTCTTGTCTAGCATCAGCAGCATCTATGTTAGCTTGATTTAATGCTTTTTGCAAATCAGATTGATGTTTCTGTATTTCTGCTTGTATGTTTGCCTGATATCTAACATTCTCTTTATTAAATTCATTTAACTCGTTTTGTATATCTAAACTGAAGTTTTGTAATTCTGTATCTCTTTTTTTAGCAAAGATAGAAAAGTCTTTTTCATAGTTGGTTCTGTATAAGGTTACTTCCTTATTTATATTTTGTTCATACAATCTTAATTCAGAAACAAATTTAGAAACCAAGTCATCATTGTTTTGTATTGTTGCTTGCATAGTTTGAGCTGCATTCTGTAATGCCAAGGCTTGGTCTTGAGCTTTATTAAATTTATCTACATCTGTAGTTTGAGATGCTTCTTGTTGAGCGTCTCTAGCATCAAGCTCAGCTTGAGTTACAGCTTTTCTTAAGTCTGAATTATGTTTAGCTAGTTCTGCCTCAACATTAGCTCTATACCTTGCATTTTCTTTGTTAAATTCGTTAAGTTCATTTTGTATATCAGCTTGATATTCTGCTAGCTCGTTATTTAATCTACCTAATTGCAATTGTGCTAATTCTACATCTTCATTTGTTTCTAAAAATGTTTCAAACTGTGCTATATCAAAAGTTTGTGTTGGTTTAGTATAGCTAGGAACATCTCCAGATATATCTGCCTTAGCAACTGTAGCAACTGTAATAGCTGATACAGTAGAAGCGCTAGCATCTGCGTTTGATGCAGCAGAATAGCTTACTGTACCCAAACTTGGAACACTAGGAGCAGATGAACTTATACTTAAATCTGATATACTAACACTTGACAAACTTACAGAAGGCTTGCTATAACTAGGAACGTCTCCTGATATATCAGCTTTTGAGACGCTAGCAACTGTTATCGCTCCAACGGAAGTAGCGCTTGCATCTGAATTGCTCGCTGCCGAATAACTTATTGTTGATATACTTGGAGCACTTGGTGCACCTACACTTACAGTTAGAGCGCTAATTGCATTCATATTGTTCATGAGTCTGTTTAACGCATTTCTTCCTGCATATAAAACTACAGCTTCTTCTGCCTCGTCAGGGAAGTTTCCTATTGTACTATCTCCATGCGCTACAGTTATTGCAGAATTTACAAACACAACTCTACTGTCATTGCTTGCATTACTTCCAGGATATGTATTCAAAACATCGTTTTGTATAATATATGCTGGGTCGGTTTCTGAAGCAGCTTCCATATAGTTTGTATCATTAACAATACCCATCATCATAGGTGATAATTTTCTACATGGCATATAAATCTTACTTGCATGATTGTCATCCTTTCTAACAACCGCTAAAATCTTTTTTCCCTCTACATCTATATTGTTTGTAAAGTTTTCATTACTTGCTACTCTCTCTAGCTTATTTAGAGGAAGTACATTCATTACAGAGCGAGCACCAGCTGATAACCAGTCACTTAATGCTGTATCGTCAGTGCTAGCAAAGCCTGTCAAATCATCTATTCTTGTTTTAAAATCAGCCATTTCTTCCTTGTCCTCTATACTTTTTTACGTAATACTTCTTACTTGTCTTAGTGCCATACTTAGTATTTACACTATTGCCCTGTCTTGTTTTTTTCTTTCCGTTAGTATTTCTAACTTGTGCGCCAAAAGCAGGTCTTCTCATTTCTTTTTCTTTCTTCTTGCAATTGTTCTAACGTTAGTTGGTTTACCTCCAACTCCTTGAGCTCTTGCTCTTTTTCTTTTTACTGCACTTCTTTTTTGAGAAGCGCTCATTGTTCTAGCTTTAGAAGCTGGAACACATTTAGGGTATTTTCTTTTACTTCCCTTGGCAGACTTACGACCACATTTCTGATATTTACCTTTCTTTTTTTTAGAGCCAATATCAACCCAGTCTTCTCTAAACCACTTCCTAAGTCCACCCTGATATGCCATTATCTATAGCCACCGCCACGTTTTTTGTACTCTCTAACTAGCCAAGCATTAGCATAAGCAGAAGGATATACATCAAACTTACGTTTTGCTGCTGCTTTAACTCTAGCATACAAAGCTGCATTTGTAGGAGTTGGACTACCTTTCTTTCTAGTAGTCTTTCTCTTAGCAGTGCTTCGTTTCTTTTTTGGTACTACTTTTCTTTTAGTACTTTTTCTTACTGCTTTTTTTCTTGGCATTACTTTCCTCCGTGAGTTTTTACTACTGGTAGATTCATTGTTAATGAAGAACCCTTGTGCTTTTTATATCCGCCTCTAGGATTTTTCATTAAAGACATTTTACTACCTTTTTTCATAAAGTGATAACCTTTAGGTGCTTTAACTTTCATTATTTTTTCTTACCCTTTTTCATGCCTTTTTTCTTCTTCTTAACTACTTTCTTTTTTTTCTTCATTCCATGATACATTACATTACCCTTATTCCTTTCCCACGCGGTGTGGGTTTAGAGTTCTTTTTGCTTTCTTGCATCTTTTTTACACCATCTTCCATTGACATATGATTAATGTCAATCTGGTCTTTTCTAATTGCTGTTGCGAAAGGATTACCCTCTCTTATAACAAAATTAGTATTCCATTTACTAGGAGCTGCTCTTAGCCCACATGAAGGACAGTTAAAGTAACCTTCTGGATTAGGCTTGTCGCAGTGTTGACAATTAGCCATTATCCTTTAGCTACTACTATATAAGCAACTCTAGTAGAGTCAAGCTTAACTGCTTGAATATCTACAATAGCATTAGTGCTATCATCTAAAGTTTGAATATAATCATTAATTTCTTTAGCTAATGAACCAGCAGTTGAGTCTGATTTTACGCTAAGGTCATTAATAATAATCTTTGTAGTTGTATTATAATTCGCCATTTTTTCTCCTATTATTTAAAATTCTTTATAGGTTTCGGAGTGGGACTGGCCCACTCCATAGTACCTAATAACTATTATGATGTTGTTACAGCTCCATCTACAGCTGTCATACCGTTGAAGTACCATTTTGTACCATCGCAAACGATGTCAATATGGTCACCTTCATCAGCAGTTGTTCCAAAAATTACATTTGAAACACCTGTAGAACCAGCTGAACCTGGTGCATCATCGCTAGTATCAACTTCTGCTTCTGCGATTTTACCAAACATAATTGCTGAGCCAGCTGCAATAGTGACTGCTGCATTTGGTGAATCTTCGAAGATAAGTTTATACTGAGTTCCAACTTCTAAGGTTGTAGGTAAAGTGATAGAGTATGCACTACCAGCGTTAGCGACAAGTAAAATTTTGCCACTATCTTTAACTGCGTCTAAAGTTTTAGCTGCAGTTAATTTTTCAACTGGTAATAAATATCCACCATTACCGCTATTTTTTTCTAATATACTACCTCTTGCCATTTTATAATCCCTCCACGTTATATAGAGCGTGACATTCAGGTAATGAGATTTCAAGACCAGCTTCAGTCATAATCATGTCTTTTCTTAAATCTTCATCCGCACTTTGTACGTTTGTCATGATTTGAGTGTCACGATTTAAACCGTTACCAACTAATGGTCTATATGCCAATTTAGACATATCAGCCATAAGCATAAAGCCGCTTGCAATTCCTCTGAATAGAGGTTCTTTCACTAAGAACATAGAACCGTGTACAGTGTTAATTTCCATTAACTGGTGGCCAAAGCTACCTTGTACATTGTTCATGTTAACTCTGTATGGAGCATTTGCATGTCCAACAGAAGCGTCAATGAAAGCACCGTCGCCCATTTTGTTGAAGAATGTAATTACTGGCAATGAAGCTAGTACAAGTCTTTCACTTGAACCGCCTCTTGCTGGGTCAAATATAACTTCTAAGTCAGCAAGCAATCTATCATATGTAAGTTCACTCTGTGCTACACTTCTGTAGTAAGGGTTACCTGATGAATATGAAAATGCTGAATCGTCAATTACTGGTTGAACATTTTTAACAATGTGTCCAACTAGACCTTCAGTGTATTGTACTCCGTTAACACGAGCTTTTTGACCGAAAAGCATAGCTCTTTCGATATCTACTTTGTGTTCACGTAATTTTTGAGCCCAAATTCTATCGAACTCGTTTGCATAGCCACGGTATCTTGTAGCTATTGCTGTGTTTGTCATCTCACAAGCTGTTTTAAAGATTTGAGTATAACCAAAGTCATCTTCAATAGTATCTGAGAAAGTGTCAGGCGAACCTGTTCCTTCTCCGAATGATGTACCAACAATTTGACATTCGTCATTGTCAGCTAATACATTGTATCCTGATACATTTGAATTAGACAATTCAATAACTCTACCTGAGAAGGTAGTGTTAGCTGATTGTACGTTTGGTGCAGACTCAACTCTAACTAATGCTTGTCCATAACCGTTTGTGTCATCTACAGTTTTTACAGCTATTACCATTCCTTTTGTAAGGAAACCAATAGCTGAACCTGCTCCATCATCTACAGTAAAGTCATATAGATTTGGAGATGATACACCGCTACCTCCGTTTACGGCGGCTGCTAAGCTGAAGTTACGTGCAGTGTAGTTAGTGACGGTTCTATTTTCAAGATATCTGAAAATATTGTCGTCAGTAGCTACCTTAGCAACTTGACTTAGATAGACGAAAAAAGGTGACTCCTCTGGCATAAGTTCTGCAACTCTATCAGAGAAATCATACAGCTTTCTTTGGTCTGGAGCCTGTCCGTAATCCGCGCTTGTAGCAGCTGCGGTTATTTGTGATGACTTTAATTGTCCTTGATTAAAAGCCATTTTTATTCACTCCTAAATTAGTTATTTAGCTAATCTACCAATCTTTCCAGCGCTCATAACTCTGTCCCACACTTGGTCTGCTTCAGACTTTTGTGGCTGTTCGCCACCCTGAAGTACACCAGCAGGTTTAGGAATTGATTTAGTTTTTCTTACTGTTTCTAAATTTTCACTTTGCTTAGCACCTATTCCTTCATTTTCCTTCCACACTTTAATAAGTGTTTCAATAGGAAGATTAGCTTTCGGTGTTGTTGCAAACTGTAAAAATCTTTCAGCATCATCTTTTCCAAGATTGTGTTCTGAAACCAATTCTGTTTTTAAGTTATTCATCGCCATCTGACCTTGTAGCTTAGCTAGTTCGTTATCTACTGTTTCATGTACAAGCTTTTTCTCTTGACTTACTCTAAATTTGTAAGATTCAGATTCTGGCTTGTAGTAGGCGTCCCAAGGGTCAAAGTTATCTGGGGTTGTACTTCCCTCCATACCTTTATCCTCAACCGATTCTCCAGAAAGACTTTTTTCAATGACGTTGACTAATTCTGGTTTTTCAGATAAGACTTGTCTTAACTGAATCAAATCACTACTATCTTGTTTTAAGTTTTCGTGTTCTGCGACCTTCTTGTCATACATTGATTGAAACTTTTTAGCTTCAACTTCCCAATCTACAGATTCAGATGTTTGCACACCTTCTTCTACGGCTTCCTCTTGCAATGAAACTGATTGTTCCACTGTAGATTCAACAATTGGGTCTTGCTGTTCAACCTGTTGTTGTTCTTGTTCTTTTGCCATGTTTTTTCTCCTAACCCTGATTTAGTCCTAAGACTCTGAACCAGGCTCGTTATTTTTTTCTTCCTCCATAGAAGATTGCATTTGGTCAATAATACTTCCCAGTTGCATTACCTTTTCTTTTTCTTTTACTTTAGCGGAAGAAGTAATCTCACTTAAGTTTGATTTAAACTTCTCAACTTCTGTACGTTTTCTAGCAGAAACCTGCTCACGTTCAGATGTCTGTAAATCTCCACTGAGTTTCTTCACTTGATTTTCAAGCTGTGTAATATACTGTTGCATTTTTGCCATCTGCCCTTTTCTTTGAAGGACACCTTCTTTGTCAAAGATTTCAGTTTTCTTTAAAACCTCGACATCATCTACCAGTCCAAGTTTATACGCATCAAGATACATGTTGTATTCGGATACCTTGTTGCTAGGCAAAGTTGAACCTGATATAATACGAATGTCATGTTGACCTAATTGAATATCATTCTGTATGGTTAACAATTCATTTCGCTTATCATCGTACATTCTCATGTTTACTGAAAATTCAGTAATATCATTATTTGGCTGTACAATTCTAAATGTTTTTGCAAATTTATAATGGTCCTTAGCTAAGTTGTAAACAACTTGTCCTACCATAGCTAAACTTGCTTCAATATCTCTTAACTTTGATTTACCTCTTGATTCTCCCATTTCTGATAAAAGCATTGTGCCTCTAACAGATTCAGGAGCGCTGTCTTTAAATCCTTGTAAAAGTTCAGGTATACCAAAGTTTAAATCTATATATTTTTCTACCCTATCAATTAAATAGTAAAACTCGCTAGTTAAAGGAGCTGGTTGTGGGTAATGAGGCTCACCAAATTCTGGATTATATTCAATAACCGCATTTGGATTAGCCCAATCTTTTTCTAACTGACTAACACTATCAACACTACCCTCTGGAATTAAAAGTTTTAATCCAGCAGCAGATTGAGCGTGTGACAAGGTTAAAGAAAATAACTTATTTAAAAGTCTTTGTGAATCTTTAACCTTGTTCACATCTGATTTTGGATAGGGAGTATTAGTCCAAATGTTTGTAAATGGAACAATTGGATATATATCAGTGTTTAGAATACGCTCATAAAGTAAAGTGTCTCCAATGCTACTGCATTGAGCAATTCTTGTTTGCATAATTTCTTCTATCTCTATAGCACCTCTTTGTACAGCCTCAATAGTCTGCTCATCTTCTATAATAAT